ACATATCTTCTTCGTAATTCATAATTCCTTATCGAGATTACCATACACTTAAATATAGTTTCATAAAAGAAAGAGAATGCAGGCGTCCTGCCCTAATAGGCTCTAAGAAGCATGAAGGGCCCATTCAGAGGCTGAGCGGTTCAGACCGAGTATCCTGCATTCCCTTCCTCATGTAGGTGAACTATCGGCGTTCAACCGCCCTACATGGCCATTGCCGTAGTCTCTTTCCCAAAAAGGTACATACTTCCTACGAAGTCACCCCCCTCCTAGGCGAATTTTCGGTTGGTCTTTACATCTTCAGTACGTTAAAGAACTTAAAAAAAGGGGGCCGTGGCTCATCGGAACTTTTGTCAAACAAACAAAACAAAACCCTAATTGCTTAGGTCATGGAAACAACCACGACCCCCCGGTTTCTTCCTCACGTATGCATTGCAGAGTACGCTGCAAAGACTAACTGAGGATATCCACTGTTAAAGAACGGCTCCATAAAACACTCCATTACCAACCCAATCCTATTATCCTCTTTTCCATTAAGTAATATGGCTTGGCAATATCCTAATACGTGCCTACGAATAGATTCAGGATCATCTGTCTTCAATCCTTTTAGTATTTCTGCGGCTCTTTTCCAACCTGATCCAGTTACTAATAAGCGACAAAGTTCAATTGATTCACTTTGTTCTTGTGCAGATTGTTCCGCTACCTCCAATTGTTTCTCTGGTGGGACACGTAATACTTGGTCCAATATTTGTAAGGCGTTTCTTGGGTGCCCGAAACTATCTCGGATTATAGCATCATAAACAACTTTTGCCATGCTCCCTTTTTCTGACTTTACTATGGTTCTAAGTAATGTCTGCATTTGTTCCTCATTCAGTAATTTCATCTCGAATAAAGAACAGCGCCCTTTTATTGTTGGTAATAACTTATGTGGTTCTGTCGTACAAAGAACAAAGAATACGTGTTTTGGTGTATCTTCTAAAATTTTGAGTAATGCATTCTGAGCATCATTTGTCATTTTATGACACTCATCAATTAAATACATTCGATAGTCACCTTCAAGTGCCTTAAATTGGGCTTTCTTACGTATGTCTCGTACTGTATCTATCCCTCGGAAATCTGCCGAGTCAACTTCCGTAAAGTCTTCACTATCTAAATTTATACCCAATCGAGTTGCAATGATACGTCCCACGGTTGTCTTACCACATCCTGTTGGTCCTGTTAGTAGAAAAGCGTGTGGACAACTCTTTATATCATCTAACATAACGTTCAGAGAAGAAATAACTGAGCCGTTGCCAACTAACTCAGTTAGGCCCTTAGGACGATATTTTAAATAAAGACTCATGTGTTGTTGTTACTATATTATACCGTTGGCGTTAATGTGGTCCATATGACTTTTTCTCAGCCCAACTCGCGTCTATCGGACATAATTCAAAATCTACTTCTAAGGGAACAATGATCCAAGGCCACGCTTGTGGTAACTCTACCGTGGTAATACTTTTAATCATTACTACAAGATCATCACGCTCCTGTGGATTTACGTCTAAAACGATTGCATCATGGATCTGACCAACAATTTTAGAGTCTATTTTTTTTCTTCTAATCTCTGCATCTAATCTGTTAAAACTCCATAGAAGACAATGGAATGCCGAGCCTTGTACAGGGTAATTAATACAGTCATTCCGACTCATAACACCAGAGCAAGTAAACCCGGTTAACATTTCAATGTACCCTTTCTTTTGGTATTCCTTCCACCACTTTTCTTTCCATTGGGCATACTCAAAGAAACGCCTTCCCCAGAAGTCAGCCTCAATCTTTTTGACGTGTTCTTCAAACATTTTATAAGTGTGAATACCTTTACCACTTAGGTGTTGACCAAGTAGGCGTCCTTTTTCTACCTCGACCCCTTGAGTATATAAGAAGTGACTCTTGGGTAATTTCCCCCAGTTACAGGCGAGGTATTCTGCACAACTACCGTACCAGTCTCCGTAGAATTGTGGAAATACAAAACCGTTTTTTGTAGCTGATCGCAAGTAGGCATGGTTGGGTTTACTTTTGTCAAATCCATCTATTACGAATAATTGTTGTGCCATATCGGAGTGCATGTCATACCCTGTCTTAAGATACTCTAGCATAGTGGTATCCTTATGGTAACATGCAGCAATCCTAACTTCAAGACCGGAGTAGTCAACTTCTAATAATTGATGACCCGGACGTGGGTATAGTGCTTTCCTTACCGTTTGCATGGATTCATAATCTCGCTTAGGTATATTTTGAAAATTAGGTCTATCCGAGGAGGATCGAAATGTTCTTACCAGGTGTAAATTAAAAGAAGGATGGATATAACCATAAACTGCTTCTTTCTCAAAACCTTCTAAGTATGTATCACGTATCTTCCTTAATTTACGTATTTGAATTAGGTCCTTAAGTTCAGGTATTTCTAAACTCAGTAAGGCTTCCTCATCTGTTGCCCCTTGTCCCGACTCAGTCTCCTTAGGTGGTTTTATCTTTTTTACTTTATATAAAAATGCAGCCAATTGTGCATTACTATAAATGTTTGGGTGCCTACGCATAGAGTGGTCCCAATGCTTGTAGAACTTGGTTTCCTTAAATTGTTCTTCAAGCCGTTCAATTTTACGTGTAAGATGCTGTTTTTTGGTTTGTACATATTCCACATCCACACGTAAACCTTGCCTCTCTGCCCTGGCTAATGCCAACACACCGTCATGCATTAATTTATATGCTTCTTTTGACTTAGAAGGGTAGGAATTCATATTTTAATATCTTCTGTTGTTTTTGTGCTAATAGGTATTGGCAATAACTATCCCAGGCCACATATTTTAATATGACTTTTGCATTATTCTCATCTTCCATAATTCTTGGCAATTTGTTAAGTCCATTTCCTGTATTGTCACTTGAGCGTAACCAATCGTCTACGTCAGAAGCGTAATCTGCTATACCGAAGTTTACGTAGGTTTGAAACTTTAATCCTGTTACACCTGGTCGGTTATCCATTAAATGTGCGGCAAGCATACTATCCCATTCCCAATTTACAACCTCGGTACGAAATCGATGTTCAGTCCAAGTGTCTTCATACTTCATATTGTGTGCCATTTTTCCAATAAGAGGGTCAGTAAGAAGATCGAGGAATGGTTGTAGTCCTTTGCGAGTGAGTGGTGTTTTAAATGCAAACGTATCCTTTTCAGAGAATGTAATTCCTACACAAACTATACGGTGTCCTTTGGCATGAGGTTTTATTCCTGTGGCCTCGTAGTCGAACGATAATGTAGTGATGCGGGGGCGAAGCGCGGTGAGTACCGAGATATCTGTAAGGTACTGTATGTGGGGCTCCTTAAACTTGGGAAACGGCGCATTTGTTAGCTTTAAGGCTTTCTCTAAATCCTGTTTCCATACAGTCATAACCTCACGGCTGTCAAGTTGGCGGTGTACAAAACTAGGATGAAACGTTGGGGCAAGCCAACATTGGTAATCTTGATCTGGTATTTCCCAACCGCGCCATTTTGTAATACCTCCAAGTTCCCGTTTCCACCTAGATCCAATAATACTTTGAACTGCAGAACCACCAAGTAATAGAATAACCTTTGGTGAAACTTCCTCAATTGCTTTATTCACCATTGTAATTCTACAGCAGTCTACTTCATATGGTTTTGGTGTTCGGTTTTCCGGTGTACGGCAATTTACAGAATTAATGCAGGTACAATCCTCGAATGTATTAATTCCTAAATCAGCTAAGGTGTGCTGTAGAAGTCTACCAGTTGGTCCTTGCCAAGGTAATCCTCTTCTATCCTCGGCTTCTCCTGGTGCTTCACCGATAATAAGAATTTCTTTCTTTCCCTTGCCATACATGGGCATCCGTGGTGTTTTTACATCTGTATATAAGCCACATGATGCACATGAGTACGGACGTCCATCAGGACGAGACTTTGACTGTGTTTCCCTTTTTGTGAAGAATCCTTCTTGCATTACTCACCTTTTAACCGTGCAACGTAGGTCCACGTATCCTCTATTTCAAATTTAATCATGTTCTTCCCCAGGTGGAGTGTAGTAGTTTGATCAAGAATACCTTTTAATAGGTAAGGAGTAATACTAAATGAAATAGGATCTCCGTCATATTTAATGTTTGCATCCTCTTCACTCCATCCTGTATCACTTTTTGCACTGATTTTAATACTCCTTTTTGCAATATCTACATTTACTGTTTCATCTAATATGTGCTCCCGTTTGTAGAATACGGATGCTCTCTCAATCAGTTCTTTTGTTATTTTAGGTAATTCTAATTCTATACTATCAAAATCGACATACCCCATCATTTTTTCGTATGGGTACTCATCTTCAAATGTTCTACAGGACATAATTGTTCCACCTTGTGTTTTGAAATGGATCCATCCTTTACCTTCAGCAATTTCTGTAGGTTGTAAACGTACGATATGAACGGCTGAAGTTGCTGGAATAAGGAAGCGACTTGTAGGAAGATTAGTACCCAAAACGTAATGCATAATTTTAAAACCATCTGATGCTGTTATGGTTCCCTGTTGATCAACACATACGCATGTGAGTACAGGGCGGCTCATGTCTCGTCCGGCGGCACCCATTGCTAATGATAAACCGGAACAGAAATTCCCTGGTAGTTCCTCCCATGTAGACCTTTTACCAATTTGATTAATAGGCAAAACAATTTCGGACTCCATTGTAAAACCAGCCCGGGTACGTCCTGATTTAAATAATACTTCTGAACCAGTAACCTCCAATGTGATAATATCCGTTTTTACTTTGTTTAGGAATAAATAAAATTCCTCTGCGTTTACTGCTCCTGTTAGTTTCTTATCTCCGAAAGTAAAAGGATGCTGGACGGAGATTTCATCGTTGTATGTAATGATAGAACCATTCATAAAGGCAAAGGAGGTTGATTGTTGTATTAATTCCTTGCCTGCTAACCCAGGTTTTACGAGTTCTAGGGCTTCCGTTAAATCCTTTTTGTTAATTTCCATTTGTGAGTGCAATTAGTTGGTTCAGTCTTGTTTCACCTAAAAGGTTTTCTTCTGTCAATTGAGGGTAATCTACATTCTTTTGTGTGAGTTCCTTAAACTGTAGGCGATTTTCATGTGTTACATGATGAGGGAATTTCCTAATAAATCCTATGGACATTGGATTAGAAAAGCCGAATCCAAGGGATCCTTTATGTACGGTTAACACATAGAAATTATTACCTTCTAAAAAGTCAAGGAATCCTTCAATATTGTTTTTATATTCTCCTGGTATTTTTAAGAAGTATCCGTGGTCCGATCTAAAGAAGAGAATTAAACGTAGTTTTTTCGTATTAATTCTTAATTCACAGTACAATCCCATAGCACGTGTCAGATCTGTTTCTGTGGTCCTATTCAAAGTCTTGTTGTGCTTGGTACGTTCATGTGCATTCATAGCTCTTTGTACAGGGTTAATTAGGTTTACTTCTGAATCCAATCCTAATTTTGCAAGTGTTGTGTTGATGTATGCAATGACTTCCTCCCTTTTCTCTTTCCCTTTTCTAACGGATTCAGCTCTTACATTTTTCTGTGTTCGTTCCATTACCTTGTCTTCTGTTCTTTGTATTCTTTGATAACACTTAATGCCTTTTCTGAGTTGTAATAGGCATATGAAACCAGTAGGTCAAAGTCCCCTGCTTCACCTATTACTCGGCAGTGAGTAGTTCCGGAAACTCCTACAAAAACAATAGGTGGAGCTTCTAATGTACCTTCCCCGATGTGATATTTGTTTGGTCTTAATTGTGTTACCATTGTATCCCATACACGAAGGTTCCAACGCATTCTTTCTATCCAACTCCCGGACAATGAATGTGGATCATTTATTCCCTCTTGTGTTAAATCTACCAATGGTTCAATAGGGTCCTTGGCTAGATTACTTCTTTTTGGACTCCTTCTTGGTCTTATTTTTTGGTAATAAGGGTTCCCCAATATGAACCCAGCTTTTGTAAACTCATGTTCATACATTTCCTTCATTATACCACCCTTTGGAAGACTTAAGAAGGAACTTTCCGTCCCTGCAGTATGAACACCTTGATCCGATATTTTACAAATAGAGAAATTAGTATAGTCTAACTCTTTATTGTCCTTTGATAACCTAGGTAAAAGTATTGATCCCCATACGGCTGAAATAATTGGGGTGAAGGAGTCCACTGAATACCAAGGATACTCTTGTAAAATTTTTGGTGTAGTCAGTCCCAATCCATGTACCTTATATCTAACATAACCTTTTGGAGCTAGGTACTCATTCCAAATCCAATCTAACCCTTTTCTACGTGCTACCGTATCCATGTTAGCGATAGCACCTATTGCAATGTAATCAGTGAATTTTAGATATCTTTCCAACCACTTTGGATCCGAACCAACATGAAATACAGGTATGGTTTCAACTCCTTTATCCCATAGGTATTTCCAGTTATGGTAACTTGCACTGGCCTTTCCAATAACATCAAGATTTAACTGGTGGAAGAAAAAGTGGTTGTACTTACGGACGAAGTCTGCATAACTATCTATGTCGATCGTAATACCTTTACTCTTTGCAGTATAGGCACCTGAGTCCAACATAACCTTTGGAAATTTGTTTTTATCCATTCTTCATTATATTTACAATGTTTTTATAAAAGTCAGATGGTTCCCATTGTGGTACAGGCTCAGGATCATACAGTAATTCCTCTACAATACTCCTCATCTCGGCATATCCATCATATAAAAAACGTTCGGGTAACATTTCTGGGTAACTAAAGTCTCTAGGAGCAACCACGTGGCATCCATTTAAGAGAGCATCAACAACCAAATATCCGTATGTTTCCTCCTTAGACGTTATTAATAATACCATTGAGTGCCCTAAAGATCCATAGTAACTCTCCCAACTCACCGGTTTCAAATTTGTAATTTGTATATTTAAATCTGTACTGAGTTTTGTCTCCCAAGCTACCGTTCGTTTTTGTATTGTTGCACGTGAAGCGGATACAATAGCATGAAATTTACGATCACTTGGCATAGGTGCAAAAGGAGGATCTGGAAATTTTTGTACTATGGTATTTTTCCATCCTAATTTAACCCTATGGTAATGAGAGGCAATAAATACATTATTAAATACTCTAGATTGTGCTGTTTCTATAGGCCATTTCCAACTTCTAACTGGTTCGAAGTAATCATACCTATTTCTAGAAGTCCCGTGACAAATTGCATAACACTTCTTTGGGTGTTTATGCATAAGTATATTGGTAAATAAACCAGGGTAACTTACATCACATAAAAGTAGTGTATCATTACTTTTTAATTCAAGAGTAAGGAATTGTTCAATTTGATGGAGTTCATGATTTACTGCGGCCTGTAATGGACTAAAGAAACCCTTATCCGCTTGGATAGGTGATTCCATCTCACCAGTTAAAATAACAACATCATACCATTCTGTCAAGTGTTCTGGTAGTTCTGTGTACCACCATTCTTGGTACCTTAATTTAGCTGGGTATTGTGGGACTAAGATTAAACGGTCCATCCTCTTATGTATCTGACTTGTCCTTCAAATAAAAAGTATTTGTGGTCATATTCCCATAAGGTTGACTTTTCTGGATAAAATCTATTCAGTAAGTCCCTTTTTTTCTCTGCATATATTGTCTCCCGTAAGTATGTAGTATTCATACTTGTGGTGTAAAAAAGAACATTTCTTCCTTCTCGGAAGAATTCTAAGCCCTTGGCTCCAAGGTATTTATGCTTAGGGTGTAATTCATTGAAGGGATCTGGGAAAAGAAATACAGGGTCATTCGTCCATGTTCCCATTAAACTTTTCATATTTAATATTCTAAAACCGTAGGCGACGGAGCATGGTATTATTTCCCTTGCTGCCATTTCGTTGGGGACAACCACACCAGTAACAATACCGGATTCTAATACTTCAAAACATCCGATAAGTTCATCATCAGCGTGTGGTGCTACTATTATAACGTCATTAACAGTAACATTAGACATGGGCAGACATTTGAAGTAATCCGTAAAATTCAATACGGCAAGATGTGTGGTTCATAAAGTCCCCGTGGAGAGAACTTATAAACATTTTGTCAACGTAGAAAACAACAGCCACACCTTCGGCTTTTTCATAATAGTCATTCAATCCTTGTGTGAGTGCTCCTGCCAGGTTCCTAAGTTTTTGTATGTCGTTTACCCAACCTTCTTCCTTGTTGGTGTTCATGAAATTAACAACGTACTCATCTAACTTACTAAGATCATCATCGGTAATTAAACCAATGTAAATGGGAAACCCCCAATGGGTATATTTCCTGATTGCCAACGGGGAATAATGCTTATCTACCAATTTGGTAAATGTTTCATTTTCTTCTCTTCTTCTTTTGCGTTCCATTTTATTCATTTTTACGTTTAGACCAGTTTTCTTTTTTAATATGTGTACCAGCATGTTTGACAAAAACATCTTTACCAAGACCTTCATCGTGTAATTTCCAATAGTGAAACATCCAAGGGTAGGACCACATACAACCTGGACATTCCATTGCGTCTGCGTAAACGGCTGCTCTCCACTCCTTCTCCTTGTGAGGAAGGTCAAATATATTGAATTGCGGGGTATATTTACCTCTTCTATACCCACATACACGTAGACTACCGTCAGCATCAATTGTAGGTCCTCCGTAGGGATCTCCAGCACAATGCCATTCCATATTAACTAATTGGTATATTGGAAGTTCAAGCATTTGTGGGTTTTGCAAACGGTTACCTTTAATGGCCAACACTTTATCAAGTACCTCTCTTAGATTGTCATAGTCGTTGGTTTCAAAACATAAATGTTGAATAGCATCTTTACGTGGGAAGAAATCATATTGTCCATCCTTATCCCAATGAATAAAGTTAACACCACAGAAAACACCAAGGCGACTTAGACTTTCAACGAGTTCTGGTAAATATTTGAAGTTTCCTTTATGAATTGTAACGGTGCCTTGACTATCTACATTTGGATGGTGTTCCTTTAACCATGTAAATGCTTTCCAAGCATCCTTAGATTTCTTAATTGAATCATCATCCCCTTGTACCCTTGCGTTTGGTGGATAATCTATTCCACAACTTAGGTTATCAATTACGCCGTCTGTTATGAATGCGTGTCTGTACCGATCCCACAGATGCTTAGGTGCGGTGGTGTACAGTGCATAAGGAACTCTGTTCTTTTTAAAAATAGGAATAAGATCCCAGCCTACCGTCCATGTTTCATTACCAAGTATTAAATTAAATGATATGTTCATTTTTCTTAATATACGGAAGGCTTCAATCCATTGGTCTGCTCGTAGTTCCTTTCCTAAACCTTTGGCATCTACTAAGGCACAGTACTCACATCGTCGAGGGCACCTTCTTGTTAAATAGGTTAACGCATTTTCCATATCGAGGTTACCATATATGTAAATACATTTTCAAAGCACAAGTCCTCCATCCACGACTATATTTGCACCTGTCATATATCGTGTGTTTACTATAGCATGAACTATTTCAACCAAGTGCATGGGGGTCTCTTCAAAGCCAAGTGGTATTGTATCAATTAGGAATTGTGGTGTTTTTCCTTCAACTAGGTTGGTTTGATAGAAGCCAGGTGAGATACAATTGACACGAATCCCTTCCTTGGCATACTTTAGTGCTAGACTTTGTGTCAAGGAAATTACTGCTGCTTTGGATGCTGCATACAGTGGTAGTTCTGCATCCCCTTTCATTCCTGAGACGGACGCTATGTTAATAATACAGGTACCTTTGTGATAATTAGGGTACAGGCTTTGTATCATATTGTAGGTACCCCAGAAATTAACGGCCATTACCTTTGGGCATTCCTCAAATGGCATAATCCCTGCACAGTTTATAAGAACGTCTATTGGACCTTTATAGACGGGTTTGTCTGGTCGTACGTCAGTAACGTCCTTGGTAATGTCAGGACCGGATCTACTCAAGCCAACACAGATATAATTAATGGCGTCTAATCCAATGTAGAGTGCTCTACCTATTCCGGAAGAGGCCCCTGTAATAAATGCAATTTTCATAGTCTTAAAAGTTCTATTAATTCTTGTTTAACACTAGACTCCTTTAGAAAAGCACCTCGGACAGCGGAGGTTACCATAATTGAATTTTGTTTTTCCACACCTCTCATACGCATACACATATGAGTAGCTTGTATGATACATGCTGCACCTTTGGGTTTCAGATACTTCATTAAGGCATCAACTACCTGTTCCCCTATACGTTCTTGAATCTGTAAACGGCGTGCATATATTTCTACCAGTCTAGCTAATTTACTGATACCTACCAGTTTTCCTTTAGGATTGGGTAAATAAGCCACATGGGCCTTACCATAGAAGGGAACCATATGATGTTCACACATGGAGTACAATTCAATATCTTTGAGTAATACAATTTGATTATACCCTTCTGCTGCAAATGTTGTTAGAACATCTTTTGGATCTTTAGAGTACCCTTCAAATATCTTCTCCCACATTGCAATGACACGTAATGGTGTCTTGATCAAGCCTTCCCTTCGTGGATCTTCTCCAATGTAACGTAACTGATCCATTATGGACAGTATCATTTTGTCAGTGATATCCTCCTTGTCCCCGGGTAGAAAGACGTCTTGTTGTGGGACATAATTTTTTGATAATCTTAAAAATTGTTTTTTATTCATCTTCACGGTAGGATAAGGGATCTGACAGTCCTAATTTTTTAAATGCACCAAGTCTTTCTTGACAACTACCACATACACCACAAGGGATTGGTTGATTCATGTAACAGGTACGTGTTAAGATATAAGGTACATCTAATTCAATGCCTGTTGCAATAATATTTTCTTTATAACTATCCAAAAAAGGTGCAATGACACCTACTGTACCATCGGTTGATTTAAATATTACATCTTCCAAAGCAAGTATAAAATCAGCACGACAGTCTGGATAGATAGCATGATCTCCATGGTGTACACCTAAGGCAATCTGTTGAGCCTTAAGTGTTTCAGCCAATCCTGCCATAATTGAAGAAAAGATAAGATTACGTCCTGGTACTACCGTTAGTTTCATACTCTCATCTTCAAAATGACCTTCGGGAATGGCCCCTCCTGATCGGAGTAGGTTAGATGTTGTGTGTTGAAAGAGGTTTGTTATATCAAAGGTAAAGTTTGTTACCTTACCTGGATAGCGTTTTTTATAGTGAGAGGACAGCATTGAGACAGCCCACTCTTCATATTTGTTGTGCTTGCTTCCGTACTGAAAGTGACAACAATAAACGTCTGCCCCTTCACTAAGCAGTAAGCCTAGCAAAGTGGCTGAGTCCATCCCTCCGGATAGACCCATAACCACTTTACGCATGCCCTGATTGGATTAGGCGGGTTGGCAATCAACGTCTGTGAGCTCCAACTCCATCCCGTTTTTAACGCGGAATTTGGCATGGGCAACGATTGCAGCCTTGGTCGAAAGTGTTTTGATACCACGGGCTTCACCTTCCTTCTTGGCTACTTCTGTAATTTCGTCCCAGGTGCCTCCCTTTTGTAGAAGGGCGTCAATAAACTTGGCCATGGAGGGCTGTTTATCTTCCTTCTTGGCGGCGGCCTTCTTTTCCTTTTTGGGAGTTGGTTTTCCCTTGGCTTCTGGTTCACTTGGAGAAGGTTCTTCCTCCTCCTGGTTTACCCATACACCCAACTCGCGTAGGGCTGCTTCCGTCTCCTTGGAAACTTTGTCATCCGCTTCCAAATAAGCGGCGGCCTCTTTGATTTTTGCCTCCAGTTCAGAGGTCTTCACTGAGGTGTCGATGGCGGGTTCCAACCCCATTACATCGTTGAGTTCCTCAGCAACTTCAATCAATTTTGATTTTTCCATTGTGATTAAATTAGGTTAAAAATGTTATCGGTCTATTATACCATTGAACGACCTATTCTCCACGTAAACATCTAGAAAGTTTTACACACCAATTGTTTTATTCCAAAGCATAATATGTTGTCTTGGTGTAAATTTTACATTTTCACGTATGGCGATGTCCGCAACCATTAATGAATTCATTTCCAATAGATTACGTTCTGCTCCTTCTGGCATTAATATAATTTGACTACGTTTAATAAGTCCTGGAACAAGAAAGTCCCTTTCAATCTCAATCCAAGAGGACTCGTGTGTAATTACAAATTTAAACCAACTATTGTCCAACGCAGACATCTCTATTATTACTGGTACATTTATTCTTTTTTCGAAAGGAATACCAGAGTTACTTAATTTAGGAGAACCATTCCAACAGGCAATCCAAGGTTGTAATGTATTCCATGGTGAAATTTTACATTCTGTTTCTAATTCAGTAAATGGTGTAAAATTATATATGTGATAAAACTGTTGAAAGAATCTTACTAATGCGTGCTGTTGTAATAAAGGACTTCCACCTGTGATGACAAGGTGCTGTCCTTCATGTAACTTACGTGGTATATCATTTGCATCCATTAATCCTAATAATTCTTGTATTGAATATGGATTTCCATGTCTCCAAACCTCCTTTGTATCACACCAGACACAGTCTAATGTACAACCTTGTAATCTTAAAAAAGTTGCTGGATGTCCAATGTAAATACCTTCCCCTTGTATGGTATTAGAAAAGAATTCGGAAACATTTAGGTATATTGTAAATTCATTCCAGTTTCTTTCCTTTACAAAATTTGGATTGGCTTCAATAATATTAAGGCTCATATCTTGCTATTGTTTTTGGTGTTTCCTTTACAGAGACTGCTTTTAGAAGTGGATACTCCTCTTTAAATAAATCAAATAAGTACCGTGCAATATTTTCAGCACTTGGTTGTATTTTTAGCACATCGTTTAAATGACGATGGTCTAGATTGTTATCAATATACCTTTTTATGTCATCTAGGTCATTGTAGTCCTGAACAAATCCATTACCGTCGACTGACTTACAAGCCAGTTGAACAATAACTGTATAGGTGTGTCCATGCATTCTACCACATTTGTGGCCCTCTGGTAACCCTTGTAATATATGGGAAGCGTCGAATGAAAACTCTTTTGCTATTGTGTACATTTTATATAGATTTTTGTTTATAATACCGTTGATAAAGTGTAGGACCACGATAAATAAAGAAATTTTAAAAATACCTTAAAGAAAGTTTGTTGGTTTAAAAGTTATACATTAATTTTATAGTGTTAAACAAATGTAGTCGTACTTCATGGAAACAGTGCGCTTCACTATTAAACAATCTTTTGCTCAGCATAACAAGATACCGAGCCGTTTTATTGGTATTATATTAAGGGAGACGGATCGTGCCATTTACGTATATGGACATGGTACAATAGAAACGGCCAACACTGGTTATTGTTGTGTTTGTGGTGCAACATTGACTCATCCTGTCAGTATTAAATTGGGGATTGGACCTATTTGTGGGGGACACTATTGGGATTGGAATTTAGTAGGTGGCTTCTCAGAAGATAATGTGGAAAGGTTACTAAAAGAGATTGGTACTTTGTATAGGAACATGAAGGTAGATACTTGGATGCCTCGTTCTGTTGTACAGGAAATGGTACCAACTGAGGAAAAGGTTGAAGTCCCTTCCGATCATAAGATGTTTGGAAAGAGGGAAGAGAAAGCCTCGGTACCTACTGCAACCTTAGCAAGAAGTGCAAAGTCGGGTGACTTTATTATTAAGATTGTGTTTCCATTCAATAGGGAGTTATTGGAGAAAATACGTACACTAGAAGGCAGACGATATAATCCTGATGAAAAGTATTGGATTGCTCCTCTTTGTGTTGAGAATGCTGAAGCCTTACGAAGTTGGGGATTTTACATTGATCCTAAGATACAGAAATATTTAGAGAAGGCCCGTATCAATATAGATGAATTAGATGACTCAGGACTTGAGATACCGGGCCTAGGTATGAAACTGTTTCCCTATCAAAAGAAGGGAGTAGCTTTTATTGAGGCAAAAGGTGGGAGAGCTCTAATAGCTGATGAAATGGGATTAGGCAAAACAGCAGAAGCATTGGCTTGGTTACACCTACACCCAGAGAACCGTCCAGCTATTATAGTTGTACCAGCGTCCTTAAAACTTAATTGGTTACGGGAAATACAGTTATGGATGAGAGGACCTGGCCTAACAGAAATACTCAACGGCACTACCCCATATGAAATAGAGGGAGATATTGTCATTATAAATTATGACATTCTTGCTTACTGGGTGGATGCTTTATGTAGTATGGTCCCTTCAGTTATTATAGCGGATGAAGTTCATTTTGTAAAAAATAATTCTGCCAAACGTACTAAGGCAATGAAGAAGTTGGCCAAGTATGCAAAACACTTTATTGCTTTAAGTGGTACTCCAATTGTAAACCGTCCTGTTGAGTTCTTAAATGCCATCATGATGATAGATAGGACGTTGTTTCCTAATAGTTGGCATTACCTAAATAAATATTGTGGAGCTAGACACAATGGTTTTGGTTGGGACTTTACTGGTGCTACAAAGACTGAGGAGTTACATGACATATTGATAAAGTCCATAATGATACGTAGGTTAAAGAAGGACGTACTCAAAGAACTCCCGGACAAAACAAGAAGTTTTGTACCAATGGAGTTAACAAATATGGATATTTATAGCTTGGCGGAGGTTAATTTTATACGATTCGTTGCAATACAGAAGGGACCAGAGGCAGCAGCCAGAGCCAGTGCTGCTCAAGCCTTAGCTGAGATTGAAGGTCTTAAACAATTGGCAGTTAAAGGGAAGATGGATCAGGCTGTTGAGTGGATTCGTAACTTCCTGGACAACGATCAAAAGTTAGTTGTAATGGCCGTCCATAAATTTGTAATAGATAGACTAATGGAGGAGTTTGCTGGAATTGCTGTGAAAGTCGACGGCAGTGTCAGTGGGCAAAATAGGCAATCAGCGGTGGATTTATTCCAAGAGGACCCTTCCATACGTCTGTTTATTGGAAATATAAAGGCCGCTGGTGTGGGTTTAACATTGACAGCCTCGTCTAGTGTTGCCTTTTTGGAGTTGCCTTGGACACCGGGGGACCTTACGCAAGCGGAAGATAGGGTACATAGAATTGGACAAAAGGATGCAGTTAACATATATTATCTTTTAGCGCAGGATACGATTGAGGAGAAGATTGCTAAGTTATTAGATAAGAAGCGGAAGGTACTTGATGCCGTACTGGATGGTGCAGTGCCTGAGGAAGGGTCTTTACTGGCAGAACTAATGGAAGAATATAAAACTACAAAATGATTAATTATGGATAAGAACAAAAAGTTTACCTTGATTCGCCGATTAACTGAGGCATCTGATCAGTTTTTTATTGGTGCGGTAAATGTAGGGAGTGAGGAAAACCCAGATTGGGTTCTTCATGTTTATGAAAAATTTCGTCTTACACACACTAAGAGTGTTATGCTGTCTAATGTTTTAAACTTAATCACACTTGTATCTCATATTGCTGACACGTATGGTTGTTTTGTACAGATGCGTCATTACCATCCTACGTATGAGAAAGTTGAGTTACCTAGTTTTAGTTCTAAACGTCGGCGTTTCCGTCATGATCCACAGCCTGTTTATGGATATGAACGTCAATTTACGGAAGGTCATATTGTAGGTGTTTATGAATTTATAGATAGACCATATTATGAAATCTTAGAACTACCGAAATGCTACAAAATGAATTAAACCTACTGAGACACTTAGCTTGGTCCTTCCATCGTACGACCGGTATAGAGTATGATGAGCTCTTCTCACAAGCTACTTTAACCTACTGTGAACTTATCTCTGGTAACTTATGTGGTGCCGAGGAACATGACCCTACAATTTCTAAGCACACGACTTACGTGTACCACATTATAAGGAATCACTTAATATGGTGGTGTGATTATCAGTTCCGTCGTATGCCTGTAGACGTAGATATAGATTACCTCCCCGTAACAACGGTTCCTGTTTACGAGTACTTTAGTAATATGGATCCTGATGTAAAAAAGGCCTTTGAGATCCTAGTATCAATGTTTGAGAATGAGGACTTTACTAATGGAAGAGCTGCAAAAAGTAGACTTACATACGAGTTGAGACAACGTGGGTGGGCTTGGGGACGGATCGAGAAAACATTAAAGAAGGCCAAAGAATATGTGAACCAAACAGAAGTCGGAGGTATTATATTACAATAATAAATTTAACTTTTTTCTAATCATGAGGAAGCTTAATGTACTTTTAGCGTTAACCGATCAACTCCGTGTTCAGTACAAAAACATGGTGGCGGATTACTCCAAGTTCTTTGCCAAGTCTCAAGGAGCATTTCTTGGAGTACGTAAAACATACACGGCACGTGAAGGGACCGTGGATGACTCTTCTAAACGTGGGTTTACTCCAGTAGCAACCACTGTCAAAGAGAAGTTGGATTACTTCATTGAAAGCACATCTGAATTCATTGACGCACTGTTTTCCCAGGAGTTAACCAATGCGTCGGGTTCAGCCAAAGGTCTGCTTATTGTAGATGGTTTAAGTTGGGGAACCTTTACAACACTTGAATTACTTCGGTTGAAAACCCTTGTTGAATCCAGTGACTTAGGGAAGTTGGAAGAAATGCTTTCCAATATTCCAGTTCGAAGTGACTCCGAAGTATGGAATAAAAGTTACGATGAACTTGGTCGGGAGTTATTTGAAACGGAACTCCTTAGAGGTGTTGCCAAGACGACCGTGAAGGAACCATACATTGTGAAGGATCCCAACTTGGAGACAAAAGAAATTCCTCAAGGGTACACACCTCCTGTCGTGTCCAGAGATATTGTACATGAGTTGGGTGACTATACCGTACAAAACTTCTCTGGTCAATGGTCTCACAGGGACCGTGCTTTGGCATTAAGGCGTCGGGCTTCTTTGCTTTCTGCCATTACTGTTGCGTTGAAGGAAGCCAACGAAGTAACGGCAGAAATATCTGCCCTTACAGGTAAGCGTATCTTCGGATACTTGTTCTTTGGTAATAATGATTAAAAATACGACCACAGCCTTAGCTTCAGCATTAGCTTATTGAAGGATTCTCGGATATTTGTTAGTGTTGGGTCAAAGCGTCAGGCTGAGGTTTATGGGCGAACGTGCCATTGAGTCACTATGACCATGATCCCAGGTTCAAATCCTGGCTCCCGATCTACAATTATCAATACACTCGGGAGTAGCTAAGTGGTACAGCAATGGTAAGTTGTAAGATTAAGACTCTCTGAATGCATAAGTAGCATAAAGCCCCCGGGATTTGAAGGATATTGAATTCCCGGGGGTTCTTTTAAAAACAAGTTCTTTGATATCATATGTGGGAGTGGCGGAATTGGCAGACGCAATTGTGCTATTTCAATATAAAACAATATCCTTCAAACCCGTCCGTTAAGCCCAGTCCGAGATACGGGTGGACAAACTTGATAACTGTAGGTTCGACTCCTACCTCCCACACAATTTTAAATAACAGGCTATGAAACTATTTGGAATAATTGCTTTTTTAATTATCATTGGATTCAGCGCAACCAATCTTGTGTTGGCAATTCGTGCTTACAAAAGTAAACGGTATTTTGTTACTATTGTTGGGGGGGTTGCTACGGTAATTTGTTTAGGATTGGCAATATCTGTATTACTATTCAATGTTTGTAAAGAATAAGTAATAACCACACCATGAAACAACTACTCATACTTATTGGAATTGTTTTACTCTACGGATGTGAAAACGTAGAAGGGGATAGATACGCTGCTCTTGAAGGGCATTGGGTTACTGATAATCCTTTTGTTGCTGATACATTGCAATATAAGTACCCTGAACACCTCTATTTATGGACATGGGAATCCACCTTTGTTTTTTCTGTATCAGGCGACAAATCTTATGGTTATTGGGATTTAGAATCTGATACCAGTTTAAGTATTTCATCTCCTAGGAGACTCTTTAAATATGAAACACCTAATGATGATGTTTTAATCCTTAATGATACGGTCCTGTACACACTTTTAGAAAAGTATTAAAATGAAAAAAGTAATTTTATTCCTGGTTACAGGTAATCTATTAGGGAGTTGTTGCTACAGTCAATTTGTTAACCAACTCCCAGATCAAGTTTACTTTGCAAATGATTCTTGTGAATACTATCTTCCAGACTACACCAAGGTTGTTACACCAACGGATAATTGTGAGGTTTCATATTTTTACCAGTATCCCATGTCCGGTAGTGTGTTGAATGTTGGAACCGTTACTGAAGTTTCCATTGTTGCTGGTGACCCAACTGGGAATGAACGTACCATTAAATTTAGTGTTGTAGTGGTTGATACAATTCCACCTTCCTTTGTTATTGATACGGTATTACTTAATAGCCTTAGTCACTACCAGGACGAAATTAGAACCTTTCATTTTGTTAGGTGGATAACAGCAAGGGGAGATACGTTGGTTAATCCAAGCGGATTTGGGTTCTGGGGTTACTATACGAATTATGATGTCCTTACACTTGATGTAGCAAAAGGAACGTTTATGGGTTCAACATTTGTACCTTGGAATGAAGTATCCCCTGACCATCCGTTATACCTTGTCGAAAGATAAGATGAATGCGGGTACAAGAACTATACAGAGACTTTGGTGTTGAGATAGCACCTGAAGGACATAAGCATCAAAGAGAGGGATGGGTGAATACTGCCTGTCCCTTTTGTACTGGTAATCCAGGCTTCCATTTAGGTTACAATACGTACGGTGATTACTTTCACTGCCATAGATGTGGTGGACATTTCCCAGATTCCGTCATCTCTAAAATACTTCATATTAATATTCGTGCGGCCAGAGATTTAATAAAGAAGTATGGAGGTGTTTCTTTACGTTCTAAAAAAGAACCGAAGGTCAAAGTAAATCTACATCCATATAAATATCCTACTGGAGAAATAAAATTGTTATCACCTCATATAAAGTACCTTGAGAACCGTAGGTATGATCCTGAAAAACTACAAAAAGAATGGGGAATAACTGGTACTGGTCCATTTGCGTACCTTGATAAAATAAACTATTCTAAACGTTTATTGGCACCAATCTATTGGCAAGGTAAAGAAGTGTCTTTTCAAACAAGGGATGTAACAGGTAGACATCCAAAGAAGTATTTGGCGTGTCCACAAGCACGTGAATTAGTTGAACATCAAAAAATAGTATATGGAAATTTACATGAATGGGGTCCCCGTGGTATTTGTGTTGAAGGTATTACTGACGTGTGGAGGCTCGGTGCAAAGTCCTTTGCCGTGTTTGGAATAGAATATACCCCAGCACAAGTACGGGAGATTGCCAAGATTTTTACTGAGGTTGTAGTAGTATTCGACCCGGAACCTCAGGCACAACGTCAAGCGGATAAATTAGTTGCCGAGTTGGAGTTCAGGGGATTAAAAGCCTGGAAAGAAGTCTTGGATACTGACCCAGGAGATATGCAACAAGATGATGCGGATTCATTTGTAAGGAATTTATTGTCACATGATCCTTAGTTTTATCAACGGTATAATAAGTGTGTTAAATACTTAATCAAACACAAAAAACTTATAAGAGCAATGACAATGATGAGGCCTTATTTCGATCAAAATGACAGACTGCATATTAGAGCAGGTACCTTCTATGGTGCAATTGTTAGGTTAGGAATAGTAAGATTAAAACTTAGAAGGGAATTACAAAGGCTGTTTGATATGTTATATGGACGGTACCTTACCATTTTTTAAGTTTAGTCCTGTCGAGTGGATGAAGGGTAACATCAATTTGTGTTCGATGTCTGCCCAAGGTGTCTTCATAAATATTTGTAAATTGTATTGGTTGAGACAAGGTGATTTAACTATGTCTAGAGTAAGGAGAGATTATGCACAATATGATGAAGAGATTATGGAGTTGTTAGACACAGAAGTTTTAGAGGAGAAAGGGGGGAAAGTCACTATAAAATTCTTAGATGAGCAGCTAATTCCAACCCCTGTTTCTGTTACAATGAAACGTACCAAGAAACCGTCCGCGTCAAGGCTTAATATATTTTATTTAAGAAGTAAAGAAAATATAAAAGAAATAAAACAAAATAAAATAAATATTAAGCCAAGAAAATATACAAGAAACACCATACCTCCAGACATAGAGTGGGTTAGAGATTATTGTAAGTCAAGGAACAATACCATCGATCCAGAAATATGGTACGATTTTTACCAGTCTAAGGGATGGTGTGTAGGAAAGACAAAGATGAAGGATTGGGAAGCTTCAATTAGAACATGGGAACGTAATGTAATCATGCCGGGTAGTAAATCACAAAATACAATAGGTACGAGGTCAACCACAAGTCATGTACATAAATATAGGAAACCAGATATTGAAATGTAATGAGAACAGAAGAACTTTGGAGGTCGGATGTGGAGGAGGGTCTTATTGACAAACTTCCTAAAAGAATAGCAAGGGATATTAGAAATATTCCATACCCAGTGAGTAAGCTTCAGCCTGTAGGTAGTTACTATATGCATGGACCAGTTGGTACTGGTAAGACTTTGTGGGCAGCATGGATGTTTTTGGAGGCGTGTAAACAGCGTTGGTTAGCTGGGCAGGCCATGGATGTTTACTTTACGAAGTCAACTGAGTTCTTTCATACCATTAAGGGATTCTATATGGAACCTACTGGTGGAGAATTGGCTTACATTAATACTTTGAGTGACTGTTATTTGTTAATCATGGATGACTTCGGTACGGAGCGTCCAAGTGATTGGGCAATATCTTTGTTATACCTGTTGATAGATAGGCGTTATGAGAATGACGGTCTTACTATATTTACGTCTAATCTCAGTCTTGAGGAAGCAGCAAAGAGGCTTGGTGATGATAGGATTACGGCTCGGATAGAACGTATGTGCCAGATTATACATAAGAAGGAGTTATGATTGAACGTCTAATTACGATAGGGTTAATTGTCTCTACGGAGTACATTCAACAGATACGTGATGTTTGGAATGTATCTTATATAAAGTCAGTATCTGCAAAACGTATATGCACGTGGTGTATTGAATACTTTGATGAATACAAAGAGTGCCCGATGCGAAATATAGAGGCCATTTACATGGAGAAACTTCGTATGGGTGATGTATCAAAAGAGGAAGCTGAGGACGTTGAAGATATCTTAAGTGGCTTGAGTGATGAGTATGAGGAGTCATTTAATTTAAAATACATTTTAGATAGAACGATAAAGTATTTTAAGGAGAGGCACGTTGAAGAACATAGTAAAAGAGTACGTGAGTTAACGGATGCGGGGGACTCCTTAGCGGCCGAACAATTAATCTCAGAGTATCACTCGATTAGCCTTGATATTTCTAACGAACTCGACCTTAGTAGTAGTAGGGTACTACACAAAGTAGAAGAGGCCTTTATGGCCGCGCAATCGCCTCAGATTAAATATCCGGGGGCGTTGGGTCAAATGTGGAATAATCAGTTGGTACGAGGTGCCTTTGTTGCTTTACAGGCACCTGAAAAACGTGGTAAGTCTTTTTGGTTATTAGATTTAGCAATAAGAGCTACACGTCTAAAAAGAAAAGTTGCATTCTTCCAGGCTGGGGACATGACTGAGTTACAACAATTAAAAAGAATTTGTTCTTACCTTGTCAAGAAGCCTGATCGGGATAAATACTGTGGAGATGTGTATGTACCTATTGCAGACTGTATGCGTAACCAGTTGGATACTTGTACAAAGAAGCAACGTGAGTGTTCTTTTGGTGTATTTCATGGTACCACATTAACGGAAGAGGATATTAGGCAGAAGGTTACGGTGGAGATGTTAAGGGAGGTGTGTGACGCAAATACAGATTATTTACCATGTCGTAACTGTAAAGATTGGGCTGCTAAAAAACTTGGTGTCCCTTGGGTACAGAAGGTTTATATGGCAGAGGCCGTTACCGTGGAGGAAGCAAAAAAGAAAGTCAAGCAATTTTTTATTGAAGGAAAGAAACGTCTTAGGTTAAGTACCCATGCAAATTCAACATTAAGTGTGGATCACATAAAGACAGTATTAGATAGGTGGGAAAGGACTCAAGGTTTTGTTTGTGATGTCATTGTAATAGATTATGCTGATATTTTAATTACCCATAAAGAACATGATTTTAGACATAAACAAAATCAAATATGGAAGGATTTACGTGCGTTGTCTCAGGAGAGAAATGCTTTAGTAATAACTGCAACACAATCGGATGCCAGTTCATATGATGCGGATCTTATGCACATGCGTATGTTCTCAGAAGATAAACGAAAGTATGGGCACGTGACGGCAATGTATGGATTAAACCAAACAAAAGATGGGAGGGAAAAAAGAATAGGATTAATGCGTATTAATGAATTAGTTGTAAGGGATGTAGATTATGATTCTATGGCTCCCGTCACGGTATTACAGAATTTAAATAGTGGAAGACCTTATATTGGTAGTTACTTATAATCAATTATACTATGGAATTTGTAATGAAAGTTCTCATTTGTTTTGGACTGTTCCTTGTTATTTGGCTTCAGACCGAAGCTGACTTTGCTATCCACGAAGGACGGAAGAAATCTTGGCACTTATACAAGGGACTTTCCTTACTGTGGTTGGGTGTTATTCCTATTATGTTATGGCTGTTCCAAGAAGGGGAAGTTATCCTGATGGATTACATCAACATCCTAATTACTTACGTTGTCTGGCGATGGTTCCTGTATGATATTATAATGAACGAACACTTGGACCAACCAATAGACTACATTGGGAAAACTTCGTATTACGAAAGACTTTGGCATAGATTACTACCAAAGCAAAATCCAATGGGGTACTTGTGGATTAGGTTTGTTGCCTTTTGTGCTTGGACACTTGTTTGGTTTGTCAGATGGATTCCAGGAGAATATTTTAAACCTGTAAACGTATGGTAATATGATGGATAGAAGAACATTTTTCAAAGATTTACTTTTGGGTACTGCTGGAGTAGTTATTGCCCCGAAGTTATTTGATCAAATTGTTGAGGCTCCATATAAGAAGCCTCCGAGTGAGATATTTGTTTATGAGGAAGGTTTTTGGTTGTTTCGGGAAGATAAATTGGTAGCGTATAGTTCAAAGTCTGGAGTTACTTTGGAAATGTATAATAACCCTATTGATGTTTCTTCTAACGCAGAAATAATGTTTATTCAAGGCAAATCAGAAGCCTTTTACACCATTGATGATCTCAAGGTAATAGATTTATCCATAATGGATATGACCGGCGAAACGTTCCTTGCAGTTATGAGACATGAAGATAGGGTATATAATTCAGATGTATTATTTACTAGATATTCCTCTTCTATATTCTTACGTCCATTTGAAAAATTAGTAGTAAGTGCTGAATTTCGTTGTACAGGGGAAACGTATGTAAACATATCATAATGAAATTGACAGCAACTAATTTACTTTGGAGTGAAGAGAAGCCCAGTAATGATTGGGAGAAACTAACTAAGAATGTGGAGGAACTCATTCAGATGTGTAAGGATTTAAATATCTCGAGGCGAGATGTGGAGAAGATAATTGAGAAAAAAGTAGCTGAAGATGGAGGTATCCCTTATCTAATAAGGAAAGAAATAGGTGATTTTATTAAAAGACGTTTGGATGATCTGGGATTTAAATAAAGAAGGGATCCGAAGATCCCTCCCAACCAAACAAAACAAATTGAAATTCTCATCGAGAACTTCAACTACTTAAATATACTTTCATAAAGTATTGGAACATATATCTGTCTAATACGATTACGAAGTCCTTTCTAGGTTCAGCTAATAATCCTTTCCAAAATAGATACCAACCTTTCTTGTGTGTTACTAAGGCCTTACGCCAAGCCCAATGTTCAGGTCTATATAACCACCATTGTTGTTTGAATTTAAGGTATTGTGGTCGATTTAAGTGTATGGCACAACAATAAAACATCACCCAAGGGTCTCTTGTCATACCATGTTGCCAGCGGTATTTTCTTGTGTACTCTATTTTGTGTACATATCCTCCTTCCTCATATGGAACCCAAACGGCTTTGAATTGTTTAATACCAAGACGGTACTTAATCTTTGACCAGGCACAGTCAAAGCGATTCTTTGAACAGTTTATTCCTTCTAAGTTGTCTGGCCATCTCTTGCCTGCAAATAGTAAGTCTGCACAGGCTGTGAATGAGGCGTATGCCCACATAGATGTATCATTAGTTTCAATAATCTTACGTAATGTGTTGTAGATTAAATCACTAAGACCACGAGGGGCAAATCCATACAGGTCAATTTCCCATTCTTTTATTGGGCCACGGTAAAAGTGCCCCTCCTTGACAAATTCCTCAGGGTTCCAAGCCATGTTCTTTTAATTTCTGGATGTATTGATTTCTCAAATATTGTATCCTTCTTGTTACTACAAAAGAATAGAGGGCTACCAAAGCAAATGCTGCTTGGATTGTTGGATAAGACTCATGCCTTACAAAGTAAAGCACTACGGCTACAATTGATAAAATACAAAAGGTGTAATCAATAATGTACCCACCATGTTTTCTAAGAAAGTTACTCATCGTTTTACTTTCTTGGAAATGTAAGGAATACCTTTGGTTCTTACAACATTTCCAGCGGGAAATTCTTTTGAAGTTTGATCATGTAACTTTCTTATCATCCTTTGTGCGATTGACTCGTACTCAGGAAAAGGGAGTTTTAATTGTGTTGCCATGATTACCTGTCCTCCTTACCAAAGCTTTTCATCCAGTACACTAAGATTTCTTTTGCAACTGGATGTACAACTCCAAATTCTGCTTCAAGATAAGGAGTTGCACCAAACATATTTGTATCCCCACTTTCACGTAAGGCATCTAAATACTCAAGGTGCTCATCTGTTACGAACGTTGGTCTTTCCATTTTGTTTTGTATTGGTTAATACAGGTTCCCTATCGAGAACCTGTTTCGACTAAATAAGTCTCCTCAGTTAACCTGATACCTTTGTAGCGACTTCCTTGATGTCCTTTGCATAGCTGTCACCGTACTCCCAACTACCAAAGGTATTCGGGGATTTAACGGCGACGTACCACCTGGCATAAGGATTTGAGGCCTCTTGTTTTGGAGAACTGTATTTTTTCAATACACGCCACTCCCAACTGCCATCTGCAGATTTCCATATCTCATATGGATCATCAACGGACCGTGTCCGTGCGCATGGATTTGGTGCTCTTCCCATTTTTGTTATTGTTTTTGATGGTTTAGGACAAAATCTTTTAAGAAGTCTTTCCACTTTGTTGGTGGTATCTCATACTTTTGTGCCATTTGAATACCACTAACAACCTTGTCTATAATGTCGTCAAGGTTTGTAAGTGTTTGACTAGGGGGTAAGTTAATTTCCTTTCCTTTAATGTACCCTTTTTTAGGTAGTTCAGGATAGACAGTACTTCTAATTGAGTGCCCTTTGTTTACCCATATTTCCAGCCTTTCCCAAACTTTGGATGGTACCTTCATAAGGTATTTAGGACTATTACCGTAAACTTTCGAGAGGTAATGGTAAGGGATACCTAAGTGATGTGCCGCTTGGTTTACCGTTAGATACTCTTTTACTACTGCCTTTTGAAATGTTTCGCTTATAACCGTCCTGATTTCAAGATCAAATGCTTTTTCTTGTATCACGTTTTTTTTAGAATTTTAGTGTTTAGAACAAGAGAGGATAAGTGCTAGGAGCATTATCAAAAGGATAATGCCAATTATAGTAATGGCTTTATCCGCTATTTCTAAAAATCTCATCAAGAACTTCATATGTATAAATACTTATTCATTCGTTGATGGGAGTTCTCCTATGCATTCCCAGTTGATAGAGGAAGCAAAATTGGCGTATGGAATCCAACCGCTTGAGTATCCTTGACTTATCTTTTCAGATAGAATTGTTTTTAAGTCCTCCAGTGCTTGTGGAGATTGATCCTCGAACGATTTGATCCCTTCATTCATGACTTTAACTCTAAGATTACATAAATCTAGAGTAAATTCTTCCTTAATTTTCGTCATATTTTGTTTTGTTTTGTTGAGTAATACAAGCCCGAAGGCTTGTTTCGGATAATGAATCCTCATCAGTTACCCTTTTCCTCTTTTTAGAAAGTCAATGAGGGAGTCATTTTGGTGGGAGGCATACGTTGCAAGCAACATATAGATGAGGTAAATAAATTCTTCATCTGTTTGTGCCTTTTCAATCCCGTATTCCAATATACGGGCTACGACTTCCGTTTTTGTATCAGGCTCCCCCAGGAGGATTTGGAGTGTCTCATGCTCAGGTGTGACTGCCTCGTACCTTTCCTTTGTTATTCCAAAGGATGCAGAAACACACTTGGTTTTTCCGTCTAAGGCACGAATGGTTGTTATTACCTTTGACACGTCTACTTTCATACTTCCATTAATCCTTTCCATTTTGTTTTGTTTTGGTTAAGACTCCCTGTTTCCAGGGAGTTTCGGCTATTCAAGCCTCATCAGTTAACCTCAATCATCCCCCAGGCTGGGCATACCAGGCATACCAGACAACATTGCTTTAAAGGCTTCCCTTTTGAGCATTTGTGTTGTTACTGACTTGTGGTAGGACATTAACATTTGAAAGATCAAAAAGATAGCCTCGGCAGAGTTTTTAGTGGATGTTTGGACGGCTTCCACTACCCGGGCAAGCATTTCCGCCTTCGAAGTTGGTTTTCCTAGGATCTCCACGTAGTCCAAAGGATCAATGATTTCTTCAGCTCTCCCCTCGGCCATTCCAAAGGCACCTGACAGCGTACCTTCTCCCGGGGTGTCATTCTTGCGGATGGTGTCAATTACCTCCTGCAGGTCAATCACTAAAAGTGTCTTTTCCATTTGTTTTGTTTTGTTTTTGATTAATACTAAATGGTTGACTAAGACGCCTCACGGCGTTTCGACTACCCAAGTCTCATCAGTTAGTCTGTTACTCATACATCTTGGCAGGATCTTCCTCATCCATTCTGTGTACACCTCCAGCTGGATCAATCCATTTTCTACTTCCTGAATTGTACCAGTTTTTGATGTAGTCGTATAAGTTATCTACAACATTTTTTTGGAAGAGTGTGTTGTGCTCGGATAAGCCACCACTACATCCAATATGTAGTAAATGACTTTGTGGATAAATACAGAAAATTACTTCATCTGTCTCATCATCCTCTGGATACATAGACACCATGATCAACGGTGGCGTTACGTAATTTGTGCCACTATTGAGTGCCTCAACTACCTCTTTTGCATCAGAATAGCCTTCTTGCAAATACAGGTTAGATAACCACTCTTCAACGTATTCAGATTCTGTTTTGTTGAAACTGTGGTAATACTCAACCTTGTGAGGGTAGTCATATTCCAACACTTTTACATTAATTTCCATCTTGTTTTGTTTTGGTTTATACACCTCTAGAAAAGAGGTGTTTCAGCTAATTAAGCTTCATCAGTAAACCTTGTCGAGAGTGTCATGTATGTAAATACATATTCAGCAGTCTACAGAAAGGAAGTCCCATGGTTTCTCACCAATAGGCTTTCCGTTCAGTGTAATTTCGCAGTTTGGATCCATACCTGTTTTTACTATATCACGTAAGAGTTCACTTAAGGATGCAAACTCCTTGTCATAGTAGGAACAAAGTAAGGACCATTTTTTCTCCTCTGCCATGGTTAATAATAGAGATTTCTAATGAAACGTCCACACCTCTCGCAGTGAAATTTGTCTGCTCCCTCTTCCATTTTAGCATACCTATGGCCTTTCACTGTACAAATTACATAATTGAGAATCCAAAGGAATCCATTTTTTATTAAATAACAAATGAATCCCCAAAGAGTTCTTTTCTTTCCCGTTATGTAATTACATTCCATTCCATAGTTATCCCACCATGTTAACAGTTTAGTGTCTGTCATCTTTTGTTTTGTTTGGTTAATACAGGCCCGAAGGCCTGTTTCGGATAATAAATCCTCATCAGTTAACCTTTCAAAATGTACTGACACCTCTGATAATTAAATCTAACAGCCTTCTATCACTCTTAGGCCATTGGCGGTATGAAACTATTAATAAGTGAAGTAGATAGAAAGCCTCAGTAGAGTTTTTGGCAACCTCTTGAACTACTTTCAAAATAGAAGCAATTCTTCTGTTATGTGAACGAGTGGAGTCAAGAATGGTTGTATAATCTAAAGAAAGGAGTTCTTCTACTCTTTCTTCAGTTATACCAAGTGCTTGTGCCAAATTCATATCTTTATCATCGTTTATAAGGATGGTTTCCATAACTTCCCCAAGACGTATTGCATAAAGTTTTGAATCTGGAATGTTTGGTGCATTTACTACTCTTGCCATTTTTGTTTTGTTTTGGTTTGGACGCCTCTCGGCGTTTCGGCTAGAAAAGCCTCGTCAGCAAACCTCATCGAGAACTCCGTACATATAAATACATATCCACACGTATATCTAAAATGCTACTGTGACTGCGTGTGATGTTCAGAGGATCTCGTTGTGTGTGTACACGTATATACATACAACGTAATTCGGGCGCATTCGGGCGCATTCGAGGTTTAACTCAATTAAGGCTCACACCTAATATTGTTAATGGTGGAAACAGTATTAGGCAACGTGTTTGCCAAAGTAAATCGAGATAAACCCAATATTCTGCCCTTTCTGGTGAGTCATCCCAACAAAAAGAAAATTGAAGAACTTTATTTGGTTCAGTGTATTTCTTGTCAAAATACGTTTCCCAAGTAATTCCATTTTGTTCCTCAACATTCTTAATGTAATTATGAAAAGCGTTTTGCATCATTAAAAATTGAATGAAAAGCTTCTTCATAGTTTGCTTTAGTTGTGTCTCGGGTGCCATTGCCGTTTTGTTTTGTTTGGTTTGTACTGGACTTTTGGAAAGTCCAGTTTCGGATAATAAATCCTCATCAGCAAACCTGCATCGAGGTTGTCATACATATAAATACATATTCAAAGTGCTCATCGAGGTTGTCATATGTATAAATACGTACTCAAAGCCATATGCGCCTGTTTCTTTCCTTCTTCTTATTTAAACTAGGTAAGAATAAGAAAATTGGCCATAAGTCTGTACTATTTTCTAACTTTTATTTAAATTTGATAAAAATTAGAAAGTAATAGCGAAAAGTAAGGCACACGTACACGCGTAAATAATCAAGGCAGCAGTGCCAATTGCGAGTACAACCCCACAAATTCGAAAAATAGTGTTTGAAGTTCCCATTGTTTTGTTTGTTTGTTTGATACATAATCTCGTAACTAATAAATAGTTACGAGATTTTCGGCTATTAAAGCCTCATCAGTGTACCTGTAAATTAGGCTGTAACAACTGTAACAACGCCGTCCTCAAATTTGATCGGCAGCTCGTTTCTGTTAATACGAAAACGAATGTGAGCTTTGATCAATTGCGTTGTTGACAGTGTAGGCACTTTCCGAACATCAGCCTCAGCCTTAGCTTTTGCTACAATGTCCTCAAGTTTGCCGCCTGTTAACAGCAAAGTGTCAACAAATTTAGCCATTGTAACTTTTTTTACAACTTCGGCCTTTTGTTCGACTTTTGCACTTTTTTTAGTGCTTTTTGCTTTTGTTTCCATTTGTTTTGTTTTTTGTTTGTTTGACAATTATTAAAAACTGCGTTTTTAATTTCGACTAAATAAGTCTCATCAGATTGTCTATTTATGTAAATATATGTAAAACGTTATCGAGATTGCCGCGTACTTAAATATACTTTTGAGTGGGCGCCCATCCCCACGTTATTTGCTAACTGTCGATCTAATAAAACAAACATTGCTTTTTATTTAGTATAAATACAAATAAGGCAGAAATTTAACATTAAATTTAGGTAGTATCGATTTAACAACATCGGCAAAAACGTAATGTTAAATTTAGGTAGTTGATATTTATATTTAAACTAAATAACAACAACGTACAAAACAAAATTAGATTTGTATGTTTGCCTGGGCAAAAACTGTTTTTATGTTTTATATTAGTAACAAAGTTGATAACGTCCTTTTGTATAAATACATTTTGACTTACTTATGTTATTTAACATACGTACAAAAAAACACGTATAAGAATAATTTACGTTTTTAATTTGAGAGATTAAAAACTATATTTTATACAAACGTACAACAATGTATTAGGCATTTGAGCGTTTCCCAAGTAACATTATTTACGTTGTTTTTAAACAGTAAAACAAAGAACGCTAGGCGAGGCGTTTTATTGCCCCTGTGTCTAACTTATATATAAATGTACAACATACTTTTAAGAAATACAAATTTTTTAACATTTTTTAACATTTTTTAACATTTTTTAACATTTGAGGAAACGTGATCAGCAACACGACTGTTGACGCCGTTTTCGAGGATCCTGATACGTGTTATACATTAGTATTACTTTGTATAATAATCGAAATTTGGCGCGCAAACGTATCAAATTTGCCATTTCCTGTTTTAACGTGTTGTTATACAACGTTTTGCGTATGTCTAATTTATATTTAAACTGAATAAAAACAACTATCCATATTTAAACTAAATAAAAATGCCACGTTTCCAATTTTTAACTATCCATATTTAAACTAAATAAAAATTCCACTTTTCTAACTAACCTAAAAAAATCACAAATAATCTTCGATTTGCCAGCACATTTAGCATACGTTTATTTAAACTGATTAAAAATGACATTTTTCACTAATCTAAAAAATCACTAATAATCTCAGATTTTCCAGCACATACAGATTATTCTTATTTAAACTTGATAAATCTAACGTGTGCTGGCAAATCACAAAAATCGAAGAAATGTTAAGAATTTTCAGCACGTTTAGATAAATCTTATTTAAACTAATTAAACTTGCAATAATTCATAGTTATGCTAACAAATCACAAATAATCTGAGAACGTGTAGACATATGTAGATAGTTATATATGTATGTACGTATATATGGGGATATGCTAATATGTCTAAAAAATCTGAGAAAAATAGAGGTTTTTTGGGATGTTTAGGCGGGGTAGGTACGTCAATATTATGTTTATTTAAACTTGATAAAAATAAGGTGGAAAACGTTGCGTTTGAGTGACTTGCCCCGCCCCGCCTGCAACCCCCCGCTGCTATTGGCTTTGCGAGGTAGTGTGATATGTATATATGTAACTATTTAAATATGTATATACGTACATAAGCGGCGGGGCGGGGGGCGTACTCGATCGGCCAATGACAAAAGCCAAACGTGAGTTGGAGTGGTCCTTGGTCAACTAGCAAATTTTTCTAGAAACCTTCGGACCTTTTCTGATACTATACACGTCGTACACGTCATACATTCCATACACGTCATACACTCTCCATCTGACCAAGTATTTTCCTGGGGTGACGTATCGAAGATTAAAGATGTGCCCCGTCTTTTAACCAATGTTTGTTTTGTCACAAAAATAAATGCCCAATCACTTGTGCCGTATCATATTAAATTGTAAATTGTGCGTATCAAAGCACATGACGCAAAATAAGGTAATAGAGTAACGGTAATGAGAAGAACGAGGGGTATAAAGGATCACAATGTTGGGAACAAGGCTGTGCCCGAAGATGTGTTCAGTCATGCCGATTTCACAAAGAGTTCGGAACGGACAAAAATTCGCGGAGCACGAGGAGTCTACGATGACACCATCGCCGCCCGAGCCTACATTCTAGCGTGCCTAGGCTGGACCAACGCTCAATTCGCCGTATCGTTTGGGGTAGATGTGCATACCATCCAAATGTGGTTAGTGCAACACCCCGAATTCGCGGAGGCGGTTTACGATGGGAAAGCCATTCACGACAGTGGTGTACAAAAGTCACTTCTCCAGAGAGCCATGGGATATACCATTACTGAAAAGACGACCAAAAATGGAACTGATCGGTATGGTGATCCAATACGTGAAGAAATCACCAAAGAACGTCATATACCAGGAGATCCGGTGTGTATGCAATTTTGGCTCAAGAACAGGCATCCCGATGAATGGCAGGATCTCTCCAGACGTCAAGTCGATAGTCATATTAAAATTGACTTAACCCAAAATATTGAATGGGAGAAGTTAACACCAGAAGAACAAACGTTCATTAAAAAGCGGACATTCAAAGCAATATCTGAAAGCAGTGGAAGTAGCTCAAATAAGTGATACCCTAACTGCATTTGAACGTGCAGTGCTTATTTCACAGCAGGACCCGTACGCAATACAACGGGACGTGCAGGGGAAGGAACCTATTGGGTTGTTTGATTTCCTGAAACTCTTTTGGAATGAAATTAGTGGAGACGAATTTAAACCAAATTGGCACATTCAGTATTTATGTTCTGAACTCGAAGAGTTAGCGTTCCGTGTTGCAGAAGGTAAACCTAAAAAACATGACCTTATCATTAATATACCTCCCGGGACAACAAAGACTATCACCTGCTCAATTATGTTCCCTGTTTGGTGTTGGGCTCGTGGGTGGTACTGGATGCGCTTCATTACCGC